AAATACTACGGCCTTGTTCCTCGTGATTTTTTAAACAACGCAATGAGTGATGAAAACGACTTTGGCGATGGCGAAGATACAAAGTACGTTGAGGCAATTGTTGTTATTGCTAACGGCGGAATACTTCTTAAAGCAGAAGCCAATCCTTACATGATGCAGGATCGTCCGGTCGTAGCATTCCCGTGGGATGTAGTGCCTGGGCGGTTCTGGGGAAGAGGCGTTTGCGAAAAAGGCTACAACTCACAGAAAGCACTAGATACAGAGCTTCGGGCTAGAATTGACGCACTAAGCTTGACTATTCACCCAATGATGGCCTTGGATGCAACCAGACTGCCTAGAGGTGCTAAACCAGAAATACGTCCCGGCAAGATGATTCTGACTAACGGAGATCCTAGAGAGGTGCTCCAGCCGTTTAACTTTGGTCAGGTTAATCAGATTACCTTTGCGCAAGCTGGCGCGTTACAGCAGATGGTTCAGCAAGCTACAGGCGCAGTGGACTCAGCAGGTATTGCAGGTCAAGTTAACGGCGAATCTACAGCGGCAGGAATTAGCATGTCGTTGGGTGCGTTGATTAAGCGCCACAAGCGCACCCTGATTAACTTCCAACAGTCTTTCTTGATTCCATTCGTTAAGAAGGCCGCACATAGGTATATGCAGTTTGATCCCGAATCTTACCCCGTTGCAGATTACAAGTTTAACGCTAGTAGCACTCTGGGCATTATTGCTCGTGAGTACGAAGTTACTCAGCTAGTACAGTTGTTGCAGACGATGGGCAAAGACTCTCCTCTGTACACAACGCTTATTCAATCGGTAGTAGACAACATGAACTTGTCTAACCGCGAGGAACTTATTGCGGCGATGCAACAGGCGATGCAACCTAATCCGCAGGCACAGCAAATGCAGATGCAAGCACAGCAGTTGCAGATGCAGTTCCAGCAATCTCAAACAGCGGCACTGTCTGCGCAGGCACAAGAGTCTGCGGCTAGAGCGCAAAAGCTTTCGGCTGAAGCGGCAGTGGTTCCGCAAGAGCTTGAGATTGACAGGATCAATGCTGTTACCCGAAACTTGCGTGAAGGCGATCAAGACGACAAAGAGTTTGAGCGTCGTTTAAAAGTTGCCGACACACTACTTAAAGAGAAACAAATCCAAGGAAAAGAGAATGCTAACCGACAAAGAACTCCAAATGATCTTCCAGAGGTTCCAAAGCCAAATGGAGCCACTCCAGCGCCAAGTGCAGGAACTCCAAGCCAAGGTGGAGGCTTTAACCAATGAGCAAGAAGGATCCGCGCCTCGAACGCGTAGGCGTAAGCGGGTACAACAAGCCGAAGAAAACCCCCAGCCATCCCACTAAATCGCATGTTGTAGTTGCGAAAGAGGGTGATAAGATCAAGACCATACGGTTTGGTCAACAGGGAGTAAAAGGTGCAGGTAAGAACCCTAAAAGCGCAAAGGACAAAGCGCGAAAAAAGAGTTACTACGCCCGGCACAATGCCCAGGACTCAAATCCCAGTAAACTATCTGCGCGTTATTGGTCGCATAAGGTCAAATGGTAAAGGCTATGAAAGTTAAAGCACCTGACGGCTATCACTGGATGAAGAAAGGTAAAGAGTACAAGCTGATGAAAGATCCATCCGAAGGCTATAAGCCGCATAAGGGTGCATCTAAGTCAGCAGATTTTACGGTTCAGAAGGTTCATAAAAAGTAAGGAGAGCGTTATGCCCGGTTACGGAATGAAGACAACTAAGCCAAAGAAGAAGCCTGCTATGCCTAAGCGTAATGGGCGCATGTTGACTAACAAGAAGAACAAAAAGAAGAAGTAGTCATGCCTAAATCAAAGGCAAAGCCTAAAAAGAAAAGTGCTATACCTGACAACGTAAAGAACAAAGCTCTTTACTCGCGGGTTAAGTCTGAGGCCAAACGTAAGTTTGACGTTTACCCCAGTGCGTACGCTAACGCATGGCTAGTTAAGACCTACAAAAAACGTGGTGGGACTTATGGCTAAAACAAAAGGCGGGCTAACCAAGTGGTTTAAAGAGGATTGGGTAGACGTTAAGACGGGTAAGTCTTGTGGTCGTAAATCAGCCAAGAAAAGCAAGCGCCCCTACCCCTCTTGTCGCCCCAAAGCTGTTGCGGCGAAGATGACTGCGGCAGAAAAAAAGTCTTCGGCAAAGCGAAAGACTGGGCCAGCCAAGATTAAACATGCTGTTACGGCTTCTGGTCGGAGACGTAAGACCACCAAAAAAGCCTGACATTTTTAAAAAACCGTGCTAAAACGCACAAATCAACCAAAGAGAGAATGAGATATGACACCTGAACTTGAGGAGTACTTTGACAACTACAATATGCTTTTTAGCCATCCGGGTTTTAAGCAGTTGATTGAAGAGTTAGGTAACAACGCTAGACAGCTAGCAGATCTTCAAACCGTCAAAGATCAGGAAGAATTGTTTTATCGCAAAGGCCAGGTTGCCGCATTAGCTACAGTTATTAACCTTGAGGGGACGATTTCTGCGGCGCGAGACCAGGCCGAGGCGGAAGCTCAGGAAGAGCTTGATGTATAAAATATATGACTTTCGCTGTGATTGCGGTCGTATATTTGAAAAGATGGTACGCAGTGGAGAGACAGTCAGTAGGTGCGACTGTGGCTTGACTGCTACTAAGATGCTGTCAGCGCCTAAGTGCGTACTCGATGGGCATTCTGGAGACTTTCCGGGGCGTCATATGAAATGGGTACGGGAACACGAAGCCGCTGGCAGGAAACGTAAATCTCCAACTGACGGAGTTTAATATGTCACGAGCAACAATGCTTGATCCCCACCTCGAAGAGGAGAATGCGGACAACGTTGAAACTGAAGTAAACGAGATTCAGGAGCCTGAAGAGGCTGTTGAGCAACCTCAAGACGCAGTAGAGCAAGACACTGATGACGATATTCCAGAGCGTTACCGTGGTAAATCTCTGAAAGACGTTGTTCAGATGCACCAAGAAGTTGAAAAGGTGATGAGTCGACACTCTTCTGAAGTCGGTGAGCTTCGTAAGGTAGTGGATGAATACATTAGTAATCAGACACCATCGCAAGCACCTGAGCAAATTGTCGAACCCGAGAGTGATATTGATTACTTTACGGATCCTCAAGGCGCTGTTAATAGGGCAATTGAGAACCATCCTAAGATTAAGGAGGCTCAGAAATACACTGAAGACTATAGGAAACAAGCGGCGTTATCGTCTCTGGGTAACAAACACCCAGATATGCAAACAATTCTTGGTGACCCTAAGTTTGCAGAGTGGATCAAAGCTTCCAAAATTAGGACTCAATTATTTGTAGAGGCCGACCAACAGTACAATGCTGACGCGGCTGATGAACTGTTTTCACTCTGGAAAGAGCGTAAGACAGTTGCACAGCAAACCGCTAATGTTGAAAAACAGGTTCGTAAGCAACAGCTGAAGGCGGCTAATACAGGTAAAGCCAAGGGTAGCGCCGAGAAGTCCACAAAGAAGATATATCGCAGGGCCGACATTATTAGACTAATGAACGATGACCCCGCGCGTTACCAATCCTTGTCAGGTGAAATCCTGCAAGCATACGCAGAGGGTCGAGTCAGATAATCCAATAGGAGATTGACATGGCTACTGCAACATACCCCGGCGCAGGCGGTAATACTGCGAAGACGGAAGCGAGTACTTTCATCCCAGAAATCTGGAGTGATGAGATTATTGCCGCTTACCAAAAGAACCTGAAGATGGCTCCGCTTGTTAAGAAGCTGGCTATGTCAGGCAAGAAAGGCGACAAGCTTCACATTCCAAAGCCCGTACGTGGTGATGCGAATGCGAAAGCGGCTGACACTGCGGTAACAATTATCGCAAACACCGAAGGCGAATTGACTGTTGATATCGACCGTCACTTCGAATACTCACGTCTAATCGAAGACATCGTAGAAGTTCAGGCTCTTTCTAGCCTCCGTCAGTTCTATACTGAAGATGCGGGTTACGCACTTTCAGTGCAGGTTGACAATGACCTTCACGCGGCGGGTACTGGTTTTGGTGACGGTGGTGCTGTTGTATTCAGCCCAGCGGCTACTGACTACCAGCACACTGGCTGTTTCTTCAATGACGGCGGTACAACTACTCAGTACACTGACGATACTATCGTTCCTGCTGACGTGTTTACCGATGCGTTCTTCCGCGACATGATCCAGAAGCTTGATGACAACAACGTACCTATGGACGGACGTTCACTCATCATCCCACCTTCTGTTCGTAACACTATTATGGGTATCGACCGTTACGTGTCTTCTGACTTCGTATCGGGCCAAGCTGTTAACTCTGGCTTGATCGGTAACCTTTACGGTGTAGACGTTTATGTCTCAGCTAACTGCCGTACTATTGAGGCGGCTGGAGACAACACAGCTGGATCTGCTGATACTCGTGCGGCTCTTTTGTTCCACTCTGACGCTATCGTCATGGCTGAACAGCAAGCAGTTCGTTCACAGACTCAGTACAAGCAGGAATACCTCTCAACTCTGTACACGGCTGATTGCCTGTATGGCGTTCAGGTATATCGTCCTGAAGCTGGCTTCGTACTCGCAGTCGCTGAGTAATGATGCCTGGCCCCCTTCGGGGGGCTTTTCTTCTTTGTACCCCAATTTGCATAGGAACCTCAGATGTCTAACTACACTAAGACTACAGACTTTGAAGCCAAGGATTCGTTACCTACGGGTGATTCAGAAAAGATTATTCGGGGATCTGAATTCGAGACAGAGTTCGATGCAATCTCCACAGCTATTGCGACCAAAGCTGACACGGCAGGGCCTACGTTTACCGGAACCCTGACCTTTGAAACCATTTCCGATGGATCTATTAACGTCACTGCCTTTGTCGACGAAGACAACATGGCATCCGACAGTGCAACATTAGTTCCCACACAGCAGTCCGTAAAAGCGTACGTTGACTCTGTAACCACAGAACTCCAAGCGCAAGACCTAGACTTTCAAGCAGACTCAGGCGGCGCACTAAATATTGATTTAGATACTGAGACCATGACCTTCACAGGCGGCACTGGTATTGATACAACTGGTTCAGGTAATGCCGTTACCTTTGATATTGACTCTACTGTTACAACCCTAACAGGCACACAAACACTTACCAACAAAACACTTACGTCTCCTGACGTAAACACTCCTGACATCGACGGTGGTACTATCGACGGTACTGTCATTGGTGGTGCTACTCCTGCCGCTGTCTCTGCTACTACTGTTTCTGCTACAGGCAACATTACTGTAGGCGGTACTGTAGACGGACGTGATGTGGCTACTGATGGCTCTAAACTAGATGGCATTGAGGCTAGTGCTACAGCAGATCAAACAGATGCTGAGATTAGAGCCGCAGTAGAAGCCGCTACGGACTCCAATGTATTTACCGATGCTGACCACACTAAGCTGGACGGTATCGAAGCCTCAGCAGACGTAACGGACACAGCTAACGTCACAGCCGCTGGTGCCTTGATGGACTCAGAGTTAACGAGCGAAGCTTCAGTCAAAGCTCTGAACCAAGGCGTAGCTACTACTGATAGCCCAACCTTTGCCGCTGTTACTGTTAACGGTAATGTAGAGTTTGATGGGCTGTCTGGTACAGGCGCTGTCACAGTCACAGACATCCTTGATGAAGATAATATGTCTAGCAACAGTGCTACTGCATTGGCTACTCAGCAGTCGATCAAGGCGTATGTCGATTCTCAGGTTGCTACAGCAGACACACTGGCTGAGGTTCTTGCTAGCGGTAACACCACTGGTGGTACAGATGTTGCGTTTGGTGACAACGACAAAGCTATCTTTGGTGCTGGCTCTGACCTACAGATTTATCATGATGCGTCTGATAGCTACATAAAAGACGAAGGGACAGGTAATTTATACCTAACTACTAACGGCTCAACCATGAACCTCCAAGCAGGTTCTGACAACATGGTTAAAATTTATAAAGATGCCCAAGTAGAAGTTTTCCATGACGCATCTGTTAAGCTCGCCACAACCTCCACAGGCATTGACGTTACTGGCAGTGTTACTGCTGATGGTTTGACTGTTGCTAATACTGCGGTCATTGCAGGTGATTTTGACGGAGGCACTGCGGCTACTTACATAAGACTGCAAGATGACACAGATAACTTTTTGTTTGGCTCAAACAACTCATTAGGCAACTTCTTAATTAAAAATGAGACAGCAGATGCTTTAAGGCTGTCAGTTGCTAATACAGGCGACATTAGCTTCTACGAAGACACTGGCACGACTGCGAAGTTCTTCTGGGATGCTTCTGAGGAACGGTTGGGTATTGGCACTAGCAGTCCGTCAGCTAGGTTAGATGTACAACAGGCAACGGCTGGAAACATAGTTTCAGCAGAGTTTGATAACACTGACTACACAGCGAACAATCGTAATGCTATAAAAATTAGACAGCAGGTTAGTTCAAGCGGTAGCTACTCAGCATATTTAGGTTCTGATAAAAACACAGGTAACCTTTTCTTAGCTAATGACTCTATTACCGCAAACCATTTAGTTATTAACCCCTCTGGCAACGTAGGTATCGGCACTAGCAGTCCAGCAACAAAATTAGAAGTTACAGGTACAGGAGATGCTGAAACAGGAGTAACTACAACACACACACGCTCAGGCGTTGGTTACACACTAATACTAGATAATCTTACTAATGCCGCTAATAATGGATCAGGCGTTAAATGGAGAAGTGGTGGTTTTGATACTGGCGCAATTATAACTCGTTCAGATTCTACAGCCGCCTCAAATGACGCACCAGCTTTCATGACATTCCACACGTCAGACGATGGAACTGAAAATCTAGCAGAACGCATGCGCATCGCCTCTGGCGGGAATGTTGGTATCGGCACCAGCAATCCAACAGTCGGCAAATTGCAGGTCAATGATGGAAGTGGTGCTATTTTTGCTATTACACGCACAAGCGGAGCTACATCAGGCAATTTAGGTGTAATACGTTTTGGCAACACAGACATTGACAGCAATCTTGCAAACATTACTGCTATACAAGATGGTGCAACCAATAGCTCTGCTTTAACCTTCGAAACTCAGCCTGCTGGTGGCGGTACGACAGAACGCATGCGTATCGATTCTAGCGGTCAACTGTTGCTTGGTCGAGGTGCTAATGTCGCATCAGGCGCTGAAGCTACGAGACTCCAGTTCTACAACACAAATAGCACCTACGACATAGCATCGATTAGAAGCTTAGTTGGAGCAGGGCAAGTAAACAGAGGCGAGCTATCTTTTGCTGTAAACAATGGTGCAGGTCAGCAGGAAAGAATGAGGCTAGATTATTCTGGCAACTTGCTGGTTGGTAAGACTTCATCAAGTTTTTCAACAGCAGGAATAGAAGCACGTTCAGGCGGTACATTATGGGCGACTGCTGACGGAACAAATGCGGCGTCCTTTAATAGGAAAACATCTGACGGAGTAATTGCATACTTCAACAAAGACGGCTCCACAGTCGGTAGTATTGCAGTTCAAAACTCAACTCTGCAAATAGGTACAAGCAACACTAATCTTTCTTTTTCTGATGCTAACGATGCTTTATATATAGTAAATGCGGCAGGAGTAGAAAGAGATGGCGACACTGACTTAGGCTCTGATGGCGCTCGCTTCAAAGACCTTTACCTGTCAGGCGGTGTTGTCTTTGGCACTACTGGCGGTAACGTCACAGGTGCAACGCTGGATGACTATGAAGAAGGGACGTGGACGCCTGTTTTAGTAGGCTCTACTACAGCAGGAACAGCTACGTTTGTTACTGGGCCGATAGGCACTTACACTAAAATTGGAAACCAAGTAACTGTGTATTTTGATTGGAATATATCAGCTCATACAGGTACAGGAGCCTTAAGAATAACTGGGCTTCCTTTTGCGTTGGGGTCAGGAGTAGGAGTTGGTGCAATTATGGATGGTAACTATACCTATTCAGCAGGCAGAACAAAACTTGTGCCTTATGTAGTGTCTAGTTCAATCCTTAGAATTTATCAAACAGGTGATGGCCTTGGTTATACAGAAAATGTTTTAGATACT